TATAATGAAGTAATAAAGAATAAACGTATAAGCTGGGTGCACATTGAACCTCAGCGAGCTAGAAGTAATAATAGTGTTTTACTTATAAGAGATGAAACTACGTTTGAAGAGTTCACAGACATTCTTAATAAAACAAGACAGTTTGGAGAACCTGGTTTCGTGTTTGGTGATCATCCATGGCAATTATATAACCCTTGCTTTGAGATAGGGTTTATACCAGTTACTAAAGACGGTGTTTGTGGTGTTCAATTTTGTAATTTAACATCTATTAACGGTGCTAAGATTGATACTAAGTCTAAATTTTTAGATGCAGTAAAAGCTGCAACAATTGTTGGTACCTTACAAGCAGCATATTCTGAGTTTGATTACTTGAGACCTGCGTCTAAGCAATTAACAGAAGGTGAGGCACTATTAGGTGTGTCTATTACTGGTATAATGGATAACCCTAAAATTTTATTAAACCCTGATTATCAGAAGGAAGGAGCAGAGCTTGCTGTTAGAATTAATAAATTTTGGGCAAAGAGGTTAAATGTTAATCAAGCCGCTAGGATTACTTGTATTAAACCAGAAGGTACATCGTCGTTAGTACTAGGAAGCGCGTCAGGAATTCATCCACATCATAGTAGAAAGTATTTTCGACGTATTCAATGTAATAAACTTGATCCAGTGTATAGGCACTTTAAGAAAAGCAATAAACATATGTGTGAAGAGAGTGTATGGTCGGCAAATAAGACAGATGACGTAGTTACGTTCCCTATTCAGATTTCTGACAAGGCTTTAGTGAAAGATGACCTTACAGCCTTACAACATTTAAAATATATTAAGTCGACACAACAAAATTGGGTCATTCCAGGTACTACAGAAGCAAATACTAATAATATTGAACATAATGTTAGTTGTACTGTGGTAGTAAAGGACGATGAATGGGATAGAGTGTTTAAATTCTTGTATGATAATAAGAAATACTTTGGTGCGGTGGCGTTATTGCCTAAAATTGGTGACAAGTTGTATGACCAAGCTCCTTTAGAGTCAATAATTGATGCAAAAGATGAAGAACGGTGGAATTCTATTATTGATAAGTATGTTTCAGTGAATTATAAGAATTTTAAAGAAAAAGAAGACACAACTGAAGTTCAAGAAACAATTGCTTGTGGTGGTGGAGCATGTGAGATACCTAATTTACAAGAAGTCAAGGCATCGGAATTTGAAGAACAGGTGGCTTAGTCAGACGTTTCATGAAACTCTTTTTTATCTAGTTAAGTCTAACTGACATAGTGGTTTCTCTATCTTTAGTTTACCTAACCATTCATTTTGTACAACAAGCTTACTGCCGCCAACTACTTGACCATCAATGACATCATATATAAAGAAGACTGTCTTAGTAATACCTACACGTATAATACGTCCGGGTTTACCGTCGACGTATACCGTATCATCAGTTTTATAATCATTACCCCAAAATACAAATAAACCAGCAGCTAATTTTTTGAGACTTGATTGGAACATTAATAGGGCTAGACCTGCAATAAACATCCATCCATAGTCTCCTAATAAGTTCCTAACAACTATCTCGAGGTGATTGACTCCACTTTCTGTTGGCTCCATATAATTATTTAATTACCGGAGAATAAATAATTATACATGAAGAAGATTATTACTGTTATTGGTACTTACAAAAAAGAAATCGGTGGTTTATTGCGACATGCAGCAACAATTGCTGGTGGTGTTTTAATTGCTAAAGGGTCATTAACTACAGATAGTTTTACTTTGATATTAGGTGGTACCTCAAGTATTATCGGAACTGGCTGGTCGTTTGTTAATAAGGCTTCTCACAAGAAAGAGGTAAAAGCTGCATTTGCAACAGATCCGGTTACGGGAGATGTTACTCGTCACTTTAATGAAGAGACAAAGTCTTGGGAAAAGTAATCCAGACGCCTAATTTAAATTAGCAAAACGTCTCTGGCTACATAAATACTTATGTGTCTGTGATGTCGCCAGGGTATCTATATATTATTACTAATAAATCCTGGCCCGGTTGGTTGAAGGTAGGTACAACTCGTAATTTAAACACTCGCTTACAAATATATCAAACGAGTTCTCCCTTTAGAGACTATGAAATTATATATTCTATAAAACATCCAGCATATCTTCAAGCTGAGCAGAATATAAAGAAGCAAATGGCGTATTTTGCTAAACAAATAAAGAACGAATGGTATGAAGTTGACTTACAGGTAGCTAAGGTTCGGCTATTAGAGCAGTTAGATAATTATTTTTATGGGGAATGTGATAAAGAAGAGGAATATCATTCAATTCCTCACGCCATGCCTGTATAAATAATTAAATGCCAGCAAAGCTTGACAGGTGTGTTAAAAAAGTTCAGAAGCAAGGAAAAGATAAATCTTCTGCTTATGCTATTTGTTCTAAGAGTACTGGTTATAAGGTAGGTAAAGGAAGCACTAAGAAAAAAAAGAAGTGGGTTAAACGAAAAGAATCGTTTAAACAGTTTTTTGAACAAACGAACTATTACAATGATACTCTTCATCCTAAGTTTTGGACTGATGATAATTTTAACGAAGAAGTATTAAATTCTATAATTGAAATCGTAGATGAGTTTATAAAAGACGATGATCATATCACTCCTGAGATGATTGAAGATATTCAACTAACAGGTTCATTAGCTAATTTTAATTATTCTGATCACTCTGATATTGATATACATATATTATTAGATTTTGCTAATATAAATAAGGATGAGACTATAGTAAAGAGAGCGTTGGATGGTAAAAGATTTATATGGAACTTAAGACACGATATCGAATTTAATAATCATGAAGTGGAATTATATTTTCAAGATATTCATGAACCTCATGTGGCTTCCGGTCTATTTAGTGTACAAGATAATAGATGGATTAAAAAACCTGTTCACGACCCGCCGGAGATAGATCAACGTGACGTTGAAAAGAAGGCAGAACAGTTCCGTACAGAAGTAGAATTGATGAAGGAAGCTTTAAATGAGGTTGATGATAAAGAAGACCTTGCGTTAATTAATAAACGCGCTAAGAAATTAAAAGATAAGTTAATGAGAATGCGTAAAGAAGGTCTTGCAGGTAAAGGTGAATATTCTGTAGAGAATTTAGCTTTTAAAAATTTACGTAATGATGAGACAATAGCTGAATTAAATGGCTTGATTATTAAATCATATGACCTTATGTTTGGTGAAGAAGCTGTTATGGAGAAGAGGAAAAAGAAAAAGAAGAAAAAGAAGAAGGGATTACGAGCGTGGATATTAAGTTTAGTACATGCATTGTTTTCAACTGATCCATCACATAGTCCTAAACCACAAAGATATCCAGCTGGAATATGAAATCATTTAAACATTTTTTTGAAGATAGTGATAGCGATGATCATTTTTTAAGAGTAGATGACGAACCGTTTAAGAAATCTATACCTATAAGTGATGATGATTATAAAGAAATAAAACATTTATTAGCTGACCGTGGTAGTGTAGAAGAGTTAATTACAAAGATTGAGGAACAGTCTAATTTGAAGCCAGTATGGATTAAGGATATTCTTCTTTCTCAACCTAACACCGATACTGTTATAGAATATTTACATAACAGAGAAGATATTGGTGTAACTAAAGACCAATTAGTATCGTCGGGTAATATATTTACTGCTTTTGGTGAGGCTGGATTTGAACATGATACAATTTACAATTTATATCACAAACAGTTCCCTACTCAACCGGTCATGGGCAAAGGAGAAATGTTAATCTCCACTCTTTTAAAGGGTTGCACAAAACCAGCGAAAGGAGATATTCTTATAGATGATAAATTATATGATGTAAAGGGAAGAGGTGCCCGTCTTAGAGGACAGACTGGATATGGTGATGGTGCAGCAGCTAGTATTTACTGGTCTAATCAGTTCACGGAACTTAATAATGAAAAAGATTTAAACTTGATAGTACCTGCAGGTGGTACTAATGATTATAATATTTTAAAAAATAATCCTGGTTATGCATTAACAACAGGTTTTCAATTATTAGATAACAATATTATTACTACACAGTATTTTAGTGAGTTAATTAAAAATGGTCTTAAGTCTGTATTTTCTCGGCTTGAAGATTTTGAATTAATATTCATCGATGAATTTATTGATGAGGGAGTAAGTGGTTATAACAATTTTATTGTTAACTATAAAATAGCATTCCTTCATTATTATTTAAGATTAGAGAAAATGGAAGATACTGGCTTACTTATTTTTAATGAACCAGAGGGAAATGTAGCCCTTGTTAATAGTTCAACTCCTCCTGAGGAAGTTTTTAGATTAGTTGGTATTGGTTTACCAGGGTTTGGAGCTAAAGCTGGCCCGCAGGGTAGTGCTGCATCGATTACAACAAAAGCAAAAATTAAATAATGGTATTAGGATTATGATGAGGAAAATATGATTGAAGGTGAACGTGTTCCTAATAAGATTGTACACTATTTAATCGAAGAAGGTTTCTGTGATACCTGGCTAACGGACAACATTGGAATTAGAGTAAATATCTATAGACAAGGAAGATGCTAACTTATAAAAAATATTTTCCATTATATGAGTCAGCTGGACCAAATAAACATTTGACTCATCTAGAGGAGCTCATTCTTACTGACCAAAAAGACGGAGCAGTAAGAGCTATTAATTATCTTGAAGCACTTACAGAGATATTAGATAGTAATACTCCACGTTCTGTTAATGCAACAGTAAAGTATGATGGTGCACCAGCAGTAATACTAGGAGTCGATCCTGACGGTAGATTTTTTGTTGGTAGTAAATCTGTTTTTAATAAAATACCTAAAATTAATTATTCAGTTAATGATATTAAAAGAAATCATGCGGAAGCTCCTGGGTTAGTTGATAAGTTGGTTCAAACATTTAGACATTTTAAGAATTTAAGATTTGATTCTGCATATCAAGGAGATTTTTTATTTGATAATGAAATAAAAGGAGTTAGCGACATTGACGGTGTACAACATGTAACATTTAAACCTAATACTATAGTATATGCCGTACCCGTCCATAGTGAAGAGGGTCAAAAAATATTAAACTCTCAAATCGGTGTTGTATTTCATACAGAATATGATGTCACATTGGATGAAGAAGGTTATGTTAGATTTTCGACTAAAAAATTTGGAGTAGATGTTACGAATTTGAATCCTGGTCCTAGAGTATATGTTAAGGATGCTTATTTTGAAAATGATGCAGGTTATATTACTTTAACAGACGGAGAAACTAAAAGTGTAAATTTTTTAATACAGGACGCCAGACAAAGTTTATTAGAGATAGATTTTAATAAAGTCACTGAAAAATTATTATCTAATTTAAACACATATATTAATACTGAAATAAGAACTGGTGACTTTTTGAGCGATACTGGATCTTCTTTTAAGCGGTTCGTACAGTGGTTTACAGGTAGAATAGATAAACAAATAGAAAAACTTAAAAGCGATACAGGTAAAGCAAAAGCGGAGCGAAACCGAGAACAATTATTATCTTTAATACAAGATGCACAATCGGATATTTATGCTGTATTTGAATTTCAAAAAGCAATAAAACAATGTAAAGATATTTTTATACAAAAGTATAATAATATGATGCGTGAAGTTAATATGCAAAATTATTTATTTGATCCTAACGGTAATTTGGTAGTAACGGATCCAGAAGGATATGTTGCTATTGATGCAACTGGAAATGCTGTTAAGTTTGTAGATCGTTTAGAGTTTAGTAGAGCTAATTTTGCTATTGATAAAGATAGCAAGTTCAAAACGAATTAGTTGTTTCTTAAATTATTTCTGTAAATAATTTAGCGAGAATGACTATTGTATTTAATCTTTTCGATAATATTTACAGTGCCGAGTTTTTAAGATCATGGATAACGTTAACCACATATTTAAATCAAACCGGTATACGCTATCATATTTCTCATCATGTCAGTTGTAATGCTTTTTATGCAAAGCAAATGTGTTTAGGTGGTAATGTATTGTCTGGTCCTAAACAAATACCATATCAACAAACTATTAGGTATGATATATTAGTTTTTTTGAGTAATAAAATTGTTTTTACACCATCACAATTTATTAAATTATATAAGAAATCTTCTAGTTATAAATTTATAGGTGGAAAAGTAGATGGTAGGTATAAAGTTCTTACAGAAGATGATGATTTTATTAAGGCTGATTATT